TTCAACTGTGTAATCTATTTGTTTTTCACAAGCAGCACACCACTTGAAATCCACCATTTTTTTACCATCCTTATTAACCATTACAATATAATTATAATACCTGTATCACAATGTGCAACACAATATGAAGAAATTATTTATACAAGAATTTTGTCGTATTCAGCTGCTGATATAATGAATCCTTCAGCTGCGTCTTTATACTCTCTGATTTTTTGTTGTTGTGCTTGTTTTGACGCAAATTCATGCGTAAATATTTGACCAGTTAACGCAACTGCTCTTACTGAATACACTTTTTGAGTGTTCATAATACTAATAATTGTAGCATAAAGTGTGATTTATTTGTCATTAATTGTTATACCTAATGATACCGCGCAGCTTTTTATGCAGCTGGCGTGTTCTTTTTCGTAAAGATACATGTATATATCGTGAACATTGAGTTCTGATTTAGAATCTGTAAAGTCATTAATAAACTCTAGGTCTGCATACGCTTCTCTTTCAGCTGCAAAACCTATTTCTCTACATTCTTCACTCATGTAAGAATCTGTATTAGGTATAAATGGAAATCCATCTATATCGTAAGTGCTATATTGACTCATCTGCTATCTCCATTGGTACGAACTGCTTTATCTTTGCAGAACCTTTTGTCTTATCTTCTTCTACAACATAAGTTACATCTAGTGTTGCAACACCTTTTGTACCTTGTGTGTAATAGTTTTTACCAAAAGTAAAATCGCTTTTTCTAGCTTTTTTATCTTGTTGCCAAAACTCTTCTACATCTTCTGGAAAGAAGCAGTCATTATCTAAGAACTGAATTAACGCTTTTGTTTTACCTGTAAATAATGTTTGACCATCAGCAGTTTTTATAATTGTTTTTTCTTGGTCGAAGTAAGCAAAATCTTTTGTATAATATTTTTCTATTATTACATCTGTTGTAATCTCGCCAACTTTTAGATGAGGTATATCTCCAAAACCTAACTCTTTGACATATTTTTCTGCTTGATTCTCCCACTCTTCTAAACATAGTTTCTCTAAGAATGCTATTTGTTTTTCTGTAAGACCAAACTTTGCCTTACTATATACATTCATAATAAGTAAATTATCTTTTTGAAAAAACTCTGCTGCTTGTGCTAGTTGTGGATAATCCATTGCAAATTGTTCTTCAGTCTCTTCATATTTCTTTTGGATGTCTGCACGTTCTTTTGCTTTTTGTGCTTGAACAATTAGTGCAGAATAATTAGTACCTGTATCTACCATCTCTGCGCAGTCTTTACCTGCAAAATATTTGCTTCTTTGACCATTAGGATATTTATAAACAATGACCCATCTCACGTAAGCACCACAAAAGAAACATGAAGTACCTGTAAAGTTTTCTCTGTAAAGATAACTTTGTGTCTGAATCGCATCGTATTCGAATTTAGATATGTCGTAGTTTTCTAAAACTTCTTTTTTTCTAAATGCGCTTTTCTCATTTACCATACATATATAGTGTATCACTTTGTGATACTATGTGCAGCTTTTTTTTAAATTTTTCTATTTGATAATACGTAAGCTCTAACTAGCTGCTGCAACGCAAAACTTCTTTGTCTCATTGACATTCTAAAATCTAGGACATCGTGGTGGAAGTGGCACAAAAATGTTACGTTGTCTAATGTGTCATGTGATATAGCGCCGCCCATACCAGCAGCTTTAATGTGTGCCATGTCTGTACCACGACTTGTGCATTCTGCCCATTCGCACATTCCTTTAGATTCAATTACTACTGCTTCTCTTAGCAGCTTCCTTCTAGTTGCTCTATCTTTAGGTGGTTCTCCACCATAAGGATATGTTGTCATCTTATGACATAAGTCTTTAGATTCAAATTAGGATGAGTAACTCCTAAATCATTTTCTACTAACTTAAATGCTTCTTTTTCGGATTTTGCAAATACTGTTCTATGTCCTCTTATAGGTACAAAATATTTGTTCATCATTCTTTTTTCTCCTTCTTACAATAAATACATTGAAATAAATTATATTCTCCAGAATATTCTAAATCACGCCAAACGCATCCGCTAGTTTTGCAGTCATAAACTTTTGGTTCTGATTCTTTCATTTCGTTTTTAAGTTTTGACCAGTTGTTTGATATTGCTGGCGCAGATATTGCTACTTTCCAATTATCCTTGTAATGTTTAATTACATCGCCAAGTTCTTCTGGAGTAACATTTTTTTCACGCAGCTGCTTTAAAGCGCCATTGATTTTACCAAGTTCGCCTTTTGTAGCATCCTTCCAGTCTATACCTAAACCTTCACACATAGATTCAAAAAGTAAATCACGTTTACGTGGTTTCTTTTTTGTATCTGTTTCTTTGCTTTGTTTAATGGCTTTGTTTAGTACGACATCAGCGCTAGACCTATACGACGTATTTGCGTTATCCTTACGCGTATGTGCGCTACCTTGTGCAATGGTGGCATGTAGTATGTATAAATTACTTGTATAAGCATCTGTTTCTTCTATTTTCCTATGCCTAACTGTTATTGCGCCTATGTTTATAAGTTCTTCAACTGCACGTTGTACTGTTCTTACGCTGCAATACATGTGCTTTGCTAAATAACTTTGTGAAGGATAACAAGAGTTGTTTTTCTCATCAGCTCTTCTTCTTAATATGCAATATAGTCTTACTGCATTACTGCTTATAGGTGCAAACAAAACTGCTTCTGGAAGAATCGCAAAATATTCTGACGCTTCTATCCTATGTTTCACAATGCTAACTTCCTTTGTCCGCTATCTTCGGAAGGTGGTTTGCTAATTAACTTAAATGACCATTTCTTGTAACTTGAATCTTGCGGTCTAAGTGTCTCAATAATCCATCCTTCATCTCTTAGTGTGAATATACTAGCACCATACCTTTTGATTCGCATGTCAAAAGTAAACTCGTCTCCAGTTACTTCGCCAAAAGTTTCTAAAGCCCACGCTACTTTATCTTCTTGTGAAACCTTCTTACCTTTACGTTCAGTCGGTATTATTTGACCACGTAATAATTCCATCCTTTACCATCCTTTATATTCTCGCTTTACTTGCTTCTTCAATAGTTTGTTTTAACCATAATGGTTTACCATCTACTACCATGTCTGGACTTGGTAACCAATGATTGCCAATTTTGCCACGTCTAATCCAAACATAAACTGTTCTTAGTTTGACGTTAAAAATCTTAGATATATCTTTACAAGTTAAATAATCTGCCACTCTGACTCCTTTCGTAAATTTAATTATAACAAGTGTTGCATATAATGCTACATTGTCTATAATTTTACGCATGGATATAAAAACTATAAAAGATAATATAAAAGCAGTAGAAAAAACATTTACGCAAACTAAAAATATTGATGCTAACTCAATAATGTTATTGTCAATAGCGCAGATGTTAGTTTTACTTTTAGAAAAGGATGGTAATAATGGCGAATCAGAATTACTCGAAAAATAGTTTCCTTGACGACTATGTAGGAGTCGATGAACTAATAGCACAAATGAATGAAAAATATCCTAAAGGTGTTTTAATTTCAGATGTAATTGACTTTGGAGAAAATCACGTAGTATTTAGAACTACATTTTACGAGACTACCGAATCCCCAGCAAAATGTACTGGACATTCACGTCTTGATAAATCTCCTAATAATCCACATTGGTTTGAAAAAGCCGAGACCAAAAGTCGTGGAAGATGTTTACGCGTACTATTAAGTGCTGGCGTAACAAAAGAAGAAATGGAAGATGTAGATATTTCCGCCAGTCAGCAGCAGTCTGTTGAACCTGTTGTAGCCCAAGAGAACAAAAATAGTGCTATTGAAGCACTACAAGAAATTCAGCAGACTGTTCGTGGCGGAGAATTGCTTGCATTAATTAATGACTCATTAGGAGAAGTAGAACTAAAACAAGTCAATACTTTAACTGATGCTAAAGATTATTTAGAGTCATTAGCTGGTGCAGATTCAGTAACTTTTGCTAACACTATAAAGCAAAAAGCTGCTAATATATAAATTAGGAAATATTCATTTCCCCTTTATTAAGTACGTAATTAAAAGACGTTAAAAGACGACCATCCTTTAACGATAAAAAAAACCGACTAGCAATAGTCGGTTTTTTCTTTTGTATAATACCTCTACTATACGATTTCACGTATGCGTGTCCTTCACAAAACATTACTTTTGTAATTACTGTAAAGTACCAAAATAAAGATAGAAAGTTTCCTTTCTTTTTTATTTAGACCAGCGCTTTACTGGTTTGGTATGAGTATAACAAAATTTTTTTTTATTGTAAATTGATAAAACAATATCGCAAGTTGGATGTTCACAAGTTCTTTTATCGTAATTCTTTTTAGGTTTACGACCTTTGATTCCATGTTTCCTTGCGTATAAAGACATTAACCTTTAGGTATGTTATTACCGATTTTTATTGGTGCATCTTCAATGGCATTTTGCGCAACTGATAACATTGCGGTAACCATTGCAATTCCAGCTGCTGCTAAAACGTTCATGTCCATAAAACCTGCCTGCGATGCGAGGATTATACCAAGCGCGCTTTGTATTCCAGTTCTTAGTCCACGTATTAGTGCATTTTTCCAGTATTCCAACTTTACTCCTTTGTTCCTAATCGTACCGCTGGATATTCGACTGTTGTCCATCCCTTTTCTGGATGTACAAACATTAACCTTTGTGTAGGTCTGCCTTGTGCCGCCAAGTTCTCCAGCGCATAATGGTTTGAACTTTCTGTACTGCCGCTACAACGTACTGTTATACCATTAAATTCTTGTTGATAGAGTTGATGCCAATGACCAAAAGCAACATCTTTAAAGTCTGGCATCTGTCCATCCATTGCCGCTGCTTTCCATCCTAATACCTTTTTGCGAACTCCATAGAATGGAATACCTAAACTTCCTCGTATTTGGTCTCCATGTATAAGCATGCAACTGTAATTACCAATTCTATCTACTGTGTACCATGCTCTATCTCCATCTCTACCTTCTGGA